ACATACGTTGCCGTACTTCCATACCTACTAGCCCTATTAGCCTGTGCGTCAAGTCGCTGCGTCTGCGTTCCTTGAAGACCAAACGCAGTATTTCGATTCGTGACATAATCTGCTGCCGCTTGTGTGCGTTTTATGTCCGCAATCAAAGTCCATGCGTTTGTTCCTAATCCTCTTAGTGCTGCAACTTCTCCTTTCTTTTCTAAATATGTTCGACCTCTTGCAACTTTCTCTTGGGTATCTTGCTCCATAAGTTGCATTTGATTCATAGTAATTCTTGTACTATCTCTTTCATATTGCAAGTCTGCTAAAAATTCAGAATGTTGTATAGCATCTTCGTTCATCTGTTTAACTACATCCTCTCTCATCCTGTTTGATTCAGTCTGCAACAGGTTAGATTGGTAAGTTAAATTTTGTTGGGCGTTTTGATATTCTACATTTGTTTTAGCTTGCTGGTACTGCATGTAGCTGCCAGCTACTCCTAGCACTCCAGAGATAACAGCTATAGGAATTGCACCACACATAATTAAATTTTTGCAAATTCGTAAAAAGTTCGACCTTCTGCTCCAAATGTAGCGTGTTTCTTGATGATTGAGAAACCCATCCACTTAATCCATCTTATATGAATTTCGTTTCTTGCATCAACAAAGTTATATAAAACTGGATAATTGGCATGAAACTTCTTTAACTCTTCTGGAGAATGGCGTAAGAAAGCTCTTATGTCTTGATAGTCGCTTGTCATTGTTCTATGTCCTAGCATCCATATTCTTCCAGCTTTATTTGTACAAGGTACAACTCCATACATTCCCATAATATTACCTTTGCGTCCTACCATAGTCATCGAAGGTACGCTATTAAAGAAACAATAGAACAAGGCTTCTTTTGGTTGAGATCCAGAATAAGCCAATACTTCCGCTCGATCTTCTAGTCTCATATCTGCTGCGACTTCTATAACATCAGAAAGAGTTGACTTTCTCCAATGAAATTTCTTTATAGTCGTCTTGCTCTTGTGTGTAGCCATCCTTCCCATTCTGATGATTGAATACGACAGGGTAGTGGACTGTCGCTTAAAATTTCTACCTTTGTGTCATTGTTGTGAGCCATGATTGGAACTTTAAACTTACCAGCTAAGAAAGGCGCTTGTCCTAGTGCTGGAGGGTTTTGACCAACAATAAATCCATTGTACGGATAAGTAAAAGGATCTCTACCTCTTGGAGTTACTTTTATTTTAAAGGCAGAAGTGTCATCAAAAACAAACGTCCAAGTTCTTATTTGTAATCGTGGACCAGCAACTACCGCAACACCACCGCCAGTTGGCTGTTCTTTTAAATATGGAGTACTAAACTCATAAGTCATATCATATCTTTCGCCTATAAAAAACTTTGCATTAGATAGATCTCCTAATACAGTCATAGTTCCATTGCCAACAAATCCAGACTGTGTTGCTCCAGATAAAGTTTCAGCACTTGGAACTGTTACCTGTCCATGCTGAAGCGTGTTACCAGCTACATCTCTACCAACAACAACTTGTATTCCAGCGGTAGCAGTTGGATAAGGTAAAGATATAATTGACTGAACACCAGCACCACCTTGATTAATTACGTTAATGTGGCATTTAGTTTCATCTATTTTTCTATCTAACAAAATTTCTAATTCACTACCTACGTCTACCGATTCTGGACGTAACGAACATTTTTCTAAATAAACTCCATCTGTATATTGAATAACAAAATAAACATCACTATCTATAATTGATGCTCCAAGCATAGTTTTCTCTCCTTTGACTTCCCAATAAGACCAAGAAGATTGAAGCTTAGAGTCTTCTTCATAAAAGAACTTATAGAAGTAAACACGTTTTGGTTGGTCTTTACTTATAGCTATAACAGTTTCTTCTGATGCAGAACTAATCAAACTTGTTATATTTTTTGGAATATATCTTGGAACTGCTGACGATACTTCTTCTGATACTGGAACTGAAGCTGTAACATCTTGTAGAAAGAAATCACGCAACCCACTAAATTCTCCTTTAGGTATAGAGAAATAAACAGTTCGACCTACAGCAATAGGGTCAACTGTTGGTTCTGTTTCGTATGTAGTTATAGCTGTAATAGTTGCAGTCTTAGGAGTTAAAGCACCGCCAATAGTTGAAGCTCCAGCGTCTAATCTAAATTGACCATGCCGACTAAATAGCAAAAGTGTATTAGCAAAAGCCAAGCTAGACGTTAAGAAATGAATTTCAGTACCACCTGTCACTAAGTCAATAGGATCGCTGTCAACAATAGTTTGTACTGTCTCAGGAAAAAATCTGTCATAACTGTCAGCGGCGCTCATTATTACGTTTTCATCTGCTAAGAAAATTAATCTGTTTCTAAAAGTATTAATGTTATTAATAGTAGTACCTACAAAAGTAGGGGTAGGAGCAGTTACTAAATCTCCAGCTACTCTTCCCGACCAATCAAACTGTTTAAATTCAAACGTACCAGTAGCAGCATCACGCACTAATACATGTGGCATTGTTGCTTTATTAAATTTATATGGTTCTAAAGGCCCAACTGTTTCTCTCCAAATGCCAAAGCCAAAATCTAAACCATTTGAAGTTTCAAACTTTACAAAATAATCATCTAGTTTTGTAGTCTTAGTACCTTGCACTTTAATAACAAATCCATTTTCACATAAAGTAGGTAGATCACTCATTGTATCTATTGCTCCTTTAATTGCCTTAGTGTAAGTTCCAGCCTTAGTGTCAGTGCTTTCTATTATAAAATCAGTTCCATCTTGCCTTTGTATTCTAATAATGTATTGATCTACAGTAAATGTCCAACCACTAGGCAAAGCACTTTGCAAATCATTTTTTAAATCAGTAGCAATTACTCCTGAGTTAGGTACTGTTCCCCCTGCGGAAGCGGTTGTATAAGATGCTGTTGCTAAAGTTGTAGCTCCAGTAGGATCTTTTATTTTTACTTCGTAAGTTGTGCCATAATCAGCAGCTTTTATAAATACAATTCCCTTTGCCGATACATCTGGAGATAACTCATTGAACCTACAATTACCACTTGTATCTAAGTTTGTAGCTCCAACTAAAGTAAAAGTATTAGCATCTACAACAGTCACAACATATGTGTCATCAACGCTAGTTCCTGTTTCAAAATCTATTTGAACTTTTACTCCAGTAGTTAATCCATGAGCGTTGGATGTGACAGTAATTATATTTCCTACAGCTGGAGGTGTTGCGCCATCATTTTGCGTATAAGTTCCAGCATGATCCATTGTTACTGTCTTTTCTCTGTTAACTATGAATGTAAAGTCAGCAACTGACGCAACTCTAAATTTATCTGCTGGATCTGCGGTGTTAGTAATATCTAAATAGTCAGTTCCGTTAGGAGTTGTAATTGTTTGAGAAGTTCCATCTAAATTAAATACATCTATAGCTCCATCTCTAATCATTATTAAATACTGAATAGTTCCATCTCTATCAACAATCTCAACAAAAGGATGTCCAGTACCAGCAGAACCAGATAATAATTTAGCTATGTGATTAAATGGAGGGCGTTTTGTTAATCCTTCTACTGGAGATGACAAACAATTAACAACTGATTCTGCCTGTGAAGCTAGTCTTAAAGCTGGAGGTTGTTGACTAACCCCATTAATCATATTGGGAATAGTACTACTAATTAATCCCATAGCTATCTCTGCATAACATTAATAGGTTTAAATCCAAGTACAGGATGTGTTCTTCGTGGATGACCTCTTAACATACTATGTTCACTTAAGGTTGTTTCTTCTTCAATAAATTGCGCCCTAGCTTCTTGTTCTAATATTATATTTATCTCTGTTAAATCTTTACTTCCAATCATAGATTCTTGTAATTCTCTACCAGCTTTAGTCATTATGTAAACCCTTGCATGCTCTGGTAAGTCATCCCAATCAAGAATGATAGTCATATCTGCTTTTAAATTTGATTCAAATTCATATGTATTATTTTTTCTGTCATATAGTTTTCGTCCACGTTGAACAACGTCAATATTATTGTATTCGTATGGATCAATAATAACTCTGCTGACGTTATCTCCAACTGAAATATGATTAGTTGTAGAGTCTCGAACTAAACTAATTTGATAATCACTATTAAAAGACCATCCTTCTACTTGCACTTTGCGACTAACACTATCTACAGTTGTTTCCGCTAAGTTACCTAAACCAAAAAGACCTTGCAAAGAGTTTAATGGACTTTCGCCCATCATTTGCAAAGCCTTATTGACTGCTTGAAGTTTTGTAGTTCTTGCAAGTACCATTTATTTTTTAGTTCCTTTTTTTGGGGGACGACCTTTTTTAGATCCGTATGTGCCAGCACCTTTTGGAGACATAATAGTAAGGGAGTAAAGTTACTCCCCTATATTATCTACTTATGAGTTGCTTGCATATACTTCAATAGCACAGTCAGGACGTAATACACCCGTTCCGTGAACCATCGAACCAAC